CCAGAGTTTAAACACTTCAACAAACTTGCAGAAGTAGATGAAGTGGTTGAACATTTACTGTCACTTACTCCTAATGGTAAGTGGACACAGGACAATGGTCAAGACATTCATTTGATCATGACAGGTGGAGAGCCTTTGTTAGCGTGGCAAAAGCTCTACATTGATTTGTTCGAACATCCACGTATGCAGGACCTAAAAAATGTTACATTTGAAACAAACACTACACAAACCTTACACGATGATTTCTTCAACTATCTCACAGATCAAGACAGATTTGAAGTCACTTGGAGTTGTTCCCCAAAACTTTCAGTTTCAGGAGAACCTTGGGAAACTGCTATACTCCCTAACATTGCTCGTGAGTATAGTCTTGTTGACGGCAGTGACATTTATCTCAAGTTTGTTGTCGCTAGTCAAGATGATTTTGAAGAAGTTACAAGAGCTGTGGAGGCTTACAGAGGTGCCGGGGTACAATGTCCGGTATATCTTATGCCGTTGGGCGGACGCAGTGAAGAATACAATCTCAACGTCAAAGAAGTCGCAGAAGCATGTATGGAGCGAGGTTGGCGCTTCACACCAAGACTCCACATATCCCTATTCGGAAATGCGTGGGGGACTTGAGAATATGTTTGATCCGGAAGAATTTATTAATGATCAACACAAACGGGCAATGCAAGCACACATTGAAACACCCGAACAACGTGCAAGAGAGGCAGGACTATAATGGGATGGTGGAAAAAACTAATTAGAGATGCAGGAATTAAAAAGAAAATTGAAGAACCTGTAAAAGAAAAGACAGCAGAAGAAGAACGTAGAGCTATTCTACAGCGAGAAAAAGAAGATGCAACTCGTGCTGGTAAAGCATGGGTAGGAGTACTTGATACACAGGTCAATCCCGATAATATTAAGAATGGATTTTTTGAACTTGACTGGAATAACCAATTTATAGAAGAACTACTTGATGCAGGATATTCAGGTGAAACTAATGAAGACATTGTAAATGGATGGTTCCGTACTATTGCTATGCAGATTTTGGAAGAAGACGGACTTGACAAAGATAGAGAAATGGGTTATATTAATGTTAAACCTATAGACAAGGACAAATCAGAGGTAAGTTAATGACCTATATATTAGTAGACACTGCGAATACATTCTTTCGTGCAAGACACGTAATCAGAGGCGATGCTGACACAAAACTTGGCATGGCATTCCATATTACACTTAATTCAATTAAGAAAGCATGGCAAGACTTTAACGGTAGCCATGTGGTGTTTTGTTTAGAAGGACGTAGTTGGCGCAAAGACTACTATGAACCATACAAGCGTAACCGTCAAGAAACTCGTGACGCAATGACTGAGTCGCAAGCAGAAGAAGATAAACTGTTCTGGGAAGCGTTTGATCATTTTAAAGAGTTTGTTACAGATAAAACTAATTGTACTGTTCTTCATCATCCACAACTCGAGGCAGATGATTTAATTGCAGGTTGGGTACAAAATCATCCTAATGATAAACATGTTATTATTTCAACTGACGGTGACTTTGCACAGTTAGTTGCACCTAATGTTAAACAGTATAATGGTGTAACAAACACAGTAATTACACACGAAGGATATTTTACAGACAAAGGCAAGCCGGTCATTGACAAGAAAACAGGTGAACCTAAGCCAGCACCTAATCCAGAATGGCAGTTGTTTGAAAAGTGTATGCGTGGCGACACTAGCGACAATGTTTTCTCTGCATATCCAGGTGTGCGTAAGAAAGGCACAAAGAATAAGGTAGGTTTGTTAGAAGCATTTGCTGACAAAGGTACAAAAGGCTACAACTGGAATAACTTGATGTTGCAGCGTTGGGTAGATCATAACGGTGAAGAACATCGTGTGCTTGAAGATTATAATCGTAATGTTGTGTTGTGTGACTTATCTGCACAACCTGCAGAAATTAGAGAGATAATTAACACAGTAATTACACAAAACAAAACAAAAAACATTTCACAAGTAGGTTTACGTCTTATGAAGTTTTGTGCTACATGGGATCTACAACGTGTAAGTGAAAATGCTCAGTTATATGCTGAGCCATTACAAGCGAGGTATATGGGATGACTGTAAGAGCAAAAGAAATATTAGATGGTAAGTTTTGGATTTTAGAAGATCAAGGTGTTAAAATTGCAACGCTTTCGCTATCAGATGATAGATATATTTTAAGTGATACAAATGGAACAAGATTTGTAAAAAATGCAAAACAGATAGAAAAATCTTTTGGAAAAATTGATTGGGCAAAATTAGAAATTACAGAAGTAACAAACAAAGAAGTTCATGGGTTTGATACAAGTTGCATACCTCATAATCCATTGTTTGATGTAAAAAATAAACTTCCGTTGTTTACAAAAAGTCCAAAATCTAAGAGCTTATATTGTGCTGGATATTTTATTATCCGATTCGAAAAGGGTTGGGTTAAGAGTTTTTGTCCTAAATTAATTACATTAGAAAGATACGAATATAAAGGCCCTTTTAAAACTAATTTAGAGATGCGTACAGAATTGAGTAAAGCAAATGCCAAGTGATCCTATCAATACAATTCCTGTGCAACAATTTATTTCGCAGGTAAAAAGTGCTGACGCAAGTAATGCAAAAGAAGTAAAACTAGACATTCAAACAGCAAAAAAACTAGCGTTTACATTAGGTGAAGTTATGACAAAACTCAACGGTAATTTAGAAGAAATATTAGAAAAAAAATATTCTAGAGAAGACGAAACAATTAAGGTTGAGTTAGACGGCGGAAATCACTGGTAAAATCGGATAAATATATGCGTATATAATTAAGGAAATACGCATATGAGTAGACCAAAACCTACAATATTGTTAGAACATATAGATAAAAAAACCTATAAAAGCGAACAAATTCTAGATGCGGATGCCATATGGGCAGTGTTCTATAACAATAAACCTTTTAATTTAAAATCATCAAATAGTCTAACAAATTATCCAGGACCTAAATATAAAAAGGTTAGTTTTTCTAACCCAGGTCATGCAATTAATCTAGCAAAAAAACTTAATGATATGTTTTCTTGTACAGAATTTACAGTTGTTAAATTGTCATCTGGCGAAACTGTTAATATAGATAATGAGTGATGAACTGGAAAGAAACATACACAAAAATTTTTCTTAAAAATGCAGGTAAATCAATAAATGAAGCCAGCATTAAAGAAGTTATGCCTTTATGGTGGCAGAATACACGGTCAAAAGAAACGGGTGGATTACGCCTTACTGAAGCAGGATATGACTTTATAAAAAATGAACTTGATCTACAAACGTATCAGGTGCCTTATCCTGCTGATTTTGAATTTACAACTAATGTTGTAATATGGATGGATCAATTTATTGATTGTCCTTATTACTTAGATCGTCAAGGTATAATAGTAACTAATGAAAAGAAAGCAATGGAATTGCATCTTTTTTCAGGTGATGTAAGAAAATATGGCTTAATAAAGGCCATGAATCGACAAAAGTAATAGATTATTACTAAATAATCTCATATGTTAACTCATAAACATTTGGTAGTACGGGCAGAAGTTGACAAGCCCATAGTCAACAAAAACAAAGCGATCCAATTCTTACGATCCTTGATTAAAAAAATAAAAATGAAGCCTATGTATGGTCCTACAGCAAGTTACTGTAAAATGCCTGGAAATAGAGGAGTTACAGCGTTTGCTATAATAGAAACAAGTCATATTGCAATGCATATATGGGACGAATCTAATCCTTCGCTAGTGCAATTAGACGTGTATAGTTGCAGTGATTTTGACCCTAAGACTGTGTTCGAACACATAGAACCTATGCAACCTAGGCATATAGATTACAAATTTTTGGATAGAGAAAACAAATTTATTGAAGTTTTGGCAAATTAGTGGTTGACTCTTAGTATAGTTGGTGCTATAGTATATACATACTAAGGCACTGAGTTAAACAAGGAGTTACAATGGAAAACGTAGCAATTCGCACACTAAGCCCTAACAAGGCTAAAAACAGCATTAAACATGCTATTAAGAAACAACGTCCTATCTTTATTTGGGGACCTCCAGGTATTGGTAAATCGGACATTGTACACCAAATTGGTGAATACATGGACGCTCATGTAATTGACGTTCGTCTATCACTATGGGAACCTACAGACATCAAAGGCATTCCGTATTACGCCGCTAACGATAATACAATGAAATGGGCACCGCCTGTAGAACTTCCAGATGAAAAGTTTGCTAAAAAACATAAAGCAATTATCCTTTTCTTAGATGAAATGAATTCTGCGGCGCCAGCAGTACAGGCGGCCGCTTATCAACTTATTCTTAACCGTAAGGTTGGCACATATGCATTGCCAGACAATGTTTATATTGTTGCCGCAGGTAACCGTGAAGCTGACAAAGGCGTAACATATCGTATGCCGGCGCCGTTGGCTAATCGTTTTGTTCACTTGGAACTTGCAGTCGATTTTGATGATTGGTTTCAATGGGCAGTAGATCACAACATCCACAAAGATGTTGTAGGTTACTTGACTTTTAGTAAAAAAGACCTTTACGATTTTGATCCGAAATCTCCAAGCCGTTCTTTTGCAACACCACGTAGTTGGTCGTTTGTAAGTGAACTGCTCGAAGATGAGCTTGATGAAGAAACAACAACTGATCTTGTGTCAGGTGCTGTAGGCGAAGGCCTTGCAATCAAGTTTGTCGCTCACCGTAAGGTAGCGGCTCAAATGCCTAACCCAACTGACATTTTGACAGGAAAGGTTAAAGAGCTAAAGACCAAAGAAATCAGTGCCATGTATTCCTTGACGGTCTCGCTCTGCTATGAACTTAAAGAAGCGTCCGACAAAGGCGATAAGAAGTTTGACAACAAAGTTGACAAGTTCTTGCGTTTTATGATGGATAACTTCGAAACTGAATTGGTTGTAATGGGTATCAAATTAGCCCTCACTCAATATGCCCTGCCAATTGATCCAGACGAAGTTGAATGTTTCGAAGAGTTTCATGATCGTTTTGGTAAGTATATCACCAAAGCACAACAGGCATAACACTAAGGAGTTTGGGCGGTCTCCTCAAAAAAACCGTCCATTTTTACTTGACAAAGGAGCAAATATTAAATATAATATATGCACAACTTAGGAGAACATGGCAATGACATCCGTAAAAGATACCGCAACAAAACTTAAAAATTGGCAACCAGATCCAAATATTACGCCTGAAGCACTTGCAGAAATGCGCAAGGAAGTGTTAGATAAAATAATTGTAGCTCGGGTAGGTTTGCTCCTAAGACATCCATTTTTTGGTAACATGGCCACACGTTTAAAAATACAAGCATGTGACGATTGGTGCCCTACTGCGGCTACAGACGGTCGTAATTTATATTTTAATACCCAATTTTTTAATGAATTGTCTAACAAAGAAATTGAATTTGTTATTGCACACGAGATCCTACACTGTGTATTTGATCATCTTACAAGACGTGATGATCGTAATCCTATGTTATACAATATTAGTGCAGACTATATTGTAAACAACTTGCTAGTACGAGATCGTATTGGAGAGAAACCTAAACTAATTGACTGCTTCCAAGATTTTAAATATGACGGCTGGACTTCAGAAGAAGTATACGACGAACTGTTTAAAGAAGCAGAAAAAAACGGCAAAGAATTTTTAGAACAACTTGGCGAATTACTAGACGAACACCTTGACTGGGAGGGCGATTCGCAAGATGGTAAAGACGGGAAGAACAAAAAGAAAGGTCCTCCTAA